TTTTGATTTAGAAGTTACTAAAGATAACGCTAAAGACAAGGTTATTACACTATCTAATGGTTCTAATGTTCGCATGGGTTCTGTTAACCAAGTCGACTCTTGTGTTGGACGAAGCTATGATCTTATTATCTTCGATGAAGCAGCATTATCAGATGGCAAAGATGCTTTCAACGTAGCTTTACGACCCACACTAGATAAGCCCAATTCCAAAGCTATATTTGTATCAACACCTCGGGGACGCAACAACTGGTTCTCTGAGTTTTACTATAGAGGATATAGTGATGAGTTTCCAGAGTGGTGCTCAATCAAAGCCACTTATCGAGATAATCCTCGAATGACAGAATCAGATATTGATGAAGCTCGCAAGTCGATGAGTGAAGCAGAGTTCAAGCAAGAGTACGAAGCTGACTTCAATACATACGAAGGTCAGGTATGGGACTTTAACTTCGAAACCCAAGTACAGGATTATAGTCAATTTGAGCCCAAGAAGATGGATGTATTTGCAGGGCTTGACGTAGGCTATAGAGATCCTACTGCATTTTGTGTAATTGCTTATGATTGGGAGACAGAAACTTTTCATTTGCTGGATGAATACTTTGACTCAGAAAGAACTACAGAACAGCACGCCATGGAAATACAAAAACTCATAGCTAGATGGGATATTGATTTTATTTATATAGACTCTGCCGCTCAGCAGACACGATTTGATTTTGCCCAAAATTATGACATTAGTACAGTAAATGCTAAAAAATCAGTATTAGATGGTATATCTCATGTAGCAGGTATAGTAGACAACGATAAACTTTTCGTTCACCAGGAGTGTAAAGAGACTCTAGCGTGTTTGGATGCTTATCAATGGGACACTAACCCTAATTTAGTAAGAGAGAAACCAAAACACAATATGGCTTCCCACATGGCCGATGCATTAAGATACGCACTTTACTCCTTTACAACTGGTGGAGGAACTTTCTAACATACCTGAGAAAAATAGTTGTTGACAAGACACCTCAAACTCAGTATAATTTGAGTATTAAAAAAATGGAACTAAAAAGAGATTTAGTAAAATACATTCGTGATAAAGCCAAATCAAAGTATCAAAAAGGAACAGAGTGTTTCATTTGTGGTACTACTGAGAAACTTGACTTTCATCACTTTTATAGTTTAAGTCCCTTACTACGCAAGTGGGTAAGAGAGCATAATCTAGAGCCTTCTGAAGTGTTAGAGTGGCGGGAAGAATTTATAGAGAAACATGATGCTGAACTATATGACCATACAGTAACTTTATGTCATACGCACCATCTAAACCTACACTCAATATACGGTAAAGACCCCAGCCTAGCAACTGCTAAAAAGCAAGAGCGATGGGTAAAGATACAAAGAGAAAAACATGGCTTGGTATGATAAAATTTTAGGAAGAAAAGAAGAGGAGGTAGTTGAAAAGCTAAATCCAATTCAGCAGTACATCCAAGAAATCAGCTCGTCTCGGGAAGATCACACATCATATGAAAGGTTTTACGAAGAACTAGAGATAGTTAATCGTGGGGTAAATATGATTGTAGATGATGTTGCTGAGATTCCTGTTCGTATCGGAGGCCCTACAAAAGCACAAAGTATTGTAAAGGGAATTAAACGTTCTAAAGTAGACTTACTTTTAAATCTTGAGCCTAATCTGTTTCAGGATATTAGCACATTTAAACGCAACTTAATCACCGACTACTTACTAGACGGTAATATTTTTATATACTATGATGGTGCCCATTTATATCATATTCCTGCAGAAAATGTACAGATTCATTCAGACTCTAGAGATTATATAGAAAAATATACGTACAACGATATAGACTATTCTCCCGATGAAATCATACACATAAAAGAGAATTCTTTTTATAGTATGTATCGAGGAGTCTCTAGATTAAAGCCTGCAGTTCGTACTATGAAGATTATTAAAGCTATGCGTACCTTTCAGGATAATTTCTTTAAAAATGGTGCTGTTCCAGGGTTAGTACTAAAATCTCCAAATACTCTTTCAGAAAAAATTAAAGAGCGCATGATGCAGTCATGGTCAGTTAGGTATAATCCCGAAAATGGAGGTCGAAGACCTTTAATTTTAGATGGTGGTATTGAAGTAGATGACCTTACAAATATAAATTTTAAAGATTTAGATTTTCAAAATGCAATTTTAGAAAACGAAAAGGTTTTAGCAAAGGCGTTAGGAATCCCCTATCTACTTTTTGACTCTGGCAATAACGCCAACATTCGCCCAAATATGCGAATGTATTATTTGGAGACTATACTTCCTATTAATCGAAAAATTAATTACGCACTAGAAAGATTTTTTGGTTTCGAAGTAAAAGAGGATACTACAGATATTCCAGCTTTACAACCAGAATTACGAGATCAATCAGCTTATTATACATCACTAGTAAATGGCGGAATTATTACTGCAGCAGAAGCTAGAGATCGATTAGGTTTTGATGAAATTGATAATACACAAGATATTAGAGTTCCTGCAAATATAGCAGGTTCTGCAGCAAATCCAAACGAAGGCGGTAGACCCGCAGAGGAAGAAGACTAATGCCATTAACTACTCAGAGAAAGAATAATATAACAAGAACCCTTGGTTTATACTTTGCAGAAAAAGGCAAAGTTCCAAATTACTATGAGTATAGATCAGATGGATCTAGACCAAAAGGTATGGCACCTAAATTTATTTTAAGCAACTTCAAAAGCTGGAATAGTTTTTTAACGTATATGAGTAAAGCAGAACCTGAGTTATGGGCTTTAGCTAACAATATTAAGCCAGAGCCAAAAGTAGCCCCCAAGCCGAAAGTAGAGCCTAAGGCAGCACCCAAAGTTGCGCCAAAGGCTACGCCAAAGCCAAAGGCTAAACCTGCTGCTAAAGCGGCAAGCAAAAAAGAGAAGTAATATGGATAAAATCTTACATGTAGCCTCTACGTTCAAATCTCATGAGAGTGATGACGGTAGCGTAATGATACGAGGTATGGCGAGTACTAACCACTCTGACCGAGCAGGAGATGTAATATCTGCAGAAGCTTGGAGCAAGGGAGGTTTAGAAAACTTTAAAAATAACCCTGTAATTTTATTTAATCACGACTATGATAAGCCTATTGGTCGTGCTACTGGAGTTAAAGTAACAGAAAATGGACTAGAGCTAGAAGCAAAGATTAGTAAATCTGCTCCTGCCGCAGTCTGTGAACTAGTAAAAGACGGTGTTCTTGGAGCCTTTTCCGTTGGTTTCAAAGTCAAGGATGCCGATTACCTAAAAGAAACTGACGGATTAATGATTAAGGATGCTGAGTTGTTTGAAGTATCGGTTGTATCGGTACCTTGCAATCAAGCAGCTACTTTTTCGCTAGCGAAGTCTTTCGACTCTATTGACGAGTATGAAGCCTTCAAGAAAACTTTCACCAATCGTGTAGATCTAACAGGTCAGTCTCTGACCAAAGAAGATGAAATTTCATCCAACCTGGTTAGTGACACACCTACAAGCTCCGAGAAATCGGAAAAACAGGAGATCAAAATGGATTCTAAAGAACCCACAATCGACTTGGAAGCATTTGCTAAGAAAGTAGCTGATGAAACTGCTGCTAAAATTGCAATGAAACAAGCCGAACAAAAAGCCGCTGACGAAGCGGAACAAAAGGCTGCTGCCGAAGCTGAAGCCCAAAAAGCTGCAGAACAAGAAGCAGTAGAAAAAACTATCCGTACTGGTATTGAAACTGGTGCTGAGCGTTTACAAGCAGACATGGAAGCTGATTTTGCAAAAGCAAAAGATTCTGAAATTGCTGAACTCACCAAAAAGTATGAAGCTGAAGTAGCTGAAAAAGCTGCTGAGCTTGAAGCTATGCGTAACAGCAAGCGTGACTTCTCTGGTCGTAAACAAGGCGATGTCTCTGCATGGGGCAAAGACTTTTTAGGCGCAAAAATTGTTGGTGCTATTACAGGCAAAGGATGGGATACTGACTATGCTAAAGGCTTAATGGAAAAAGCTGGTGTAGATATTACTTATACTGGTGCAGGTTCGTTGGGTATTGACTCTAGCGTTATTACTGCGTTTACTGAAGCAGTTCGTTTAGAGCAACGTGTTGCTAGTCTTTTCCGTGAAATTCCAGTTACTTCTGGTGCGACTGTATTACCAGTAGCTCCTGATACTGGTTTAGCAACTTTTAGTGCTGGAGGTATTGAGCATACTGATAATACTATTATTAATAGTATTGCAGGTTCTGATAATGCATATGCAACTACTCAAGTTATCTTACGTGCATATCGTTTGGTAGCAGGTACTTTCTTGAGCAATGACACTGATGAGCAGACTGTTGTTGCAATGTTGCCAATGATTCAATCAGCTCTTGCACGTTCACACGCTCGCGCGATGGACAGCATGTGTTTAGTTGGTGCAGGCGCTTCTTCAGTACGTGAAGGTCTTGTAGGTAAAGATGGTACTGATACAGTAACTGGCGCTTATGGCGTTGCACCTACTGGTGACGTTGACACTGAAACTTCTGGTGCTCAAACTTCTATTAATGCAGACACTGCAGAAGAAATCACTGCAAATGGTCTTTTAGCCATGCGTCAAAACATGGGTAAATTTGGTATGAATCCACAAGATGTAGCTTACATCTTACCTACTGATGGCTACTTACAGCTTATCGATGGTCCTGGATTTACTGATGTGTCAGAAGTTGGTGAAGCTTTAGCTTCTAAGCTTTCTGGTTTAGTTGGTACCATTTACGGTTCTCCTGTAATCTCTAGTGATATTCTTGCGAATAAGTTAGATGATGCAAGTGCAGAAACTTCAACTGCTGCTTGTGCAGTTAACGTGAATAACTATGTTATCCCACGTCTTGCTGGTGTAAACATTGAATCTGATTATCAGGTTGCACAACAGCGTACAGCTTTAGTTGCATCTCAAGCTGTCGGCTTCAATGAAATTGAAGACGGTACTACAGGTAATGCTCCTGTTGTTCGAGCGTCTTACGCTTAATAACGGTAGTTATACTTATAACTTCGGGGTGGTTCGCCACCCCCAAGTTTTTACTAATGGATTTATAATATGTCAGTAAATATAAATGGGAATGATTTAATCACCCTACAAACATATAAAGACCTTGAGGGCTTAAAAAGTAACAATGACGATGTTCGTCTTGGTGCTATAATTACCTCTGTGAGTCAATTAGTAAAAACTTATTGTGGAAATAGTTTAGTAGACTATGTAACTAGTGACAAGGTAGAAACCATAAACATGGAATTTCCTAGTGCTAAAGTTCAAACTACAGAGAGTCCTATAATTACTGTGACTTCTGTACAAGAGAAAAAAGCAGGTGCAGATTCCTACAACACTTTAGTGGTAGATACAGACTATCATGTAGATACAGAAACAGATACTATTGTACGACTAATTTCAGGAAGAGAAAAATTTTGGGAAGTAGGGTATGGTACAGTAAAACTTACTTATAGCGCAGGATATTCCTCATTGCCTGCAGATTTAAAACTAGCTGTTTGCGACTTAGTTACTTACTACTTTAAAAGTGAGCATAAAGAAAGACGAACAATACAAGGGGCTACACAACAAAACCCTGCAGCAGGCGGAAAAAATAGTATCTCTTTTCCAGACCACATTAAAAGAGTGCTAGATTTTTATAAGCAGTATTAATGTCTAGTTCGGCTTTAAAGGCGTTCGCACAATCACTCGCAGATACTGCAGGTGGAAGTAAAAAAGCTGGCTCAGGTAGGGCGCTTAATGAAAGTGCACAGTTTCATGTAGTTACTGTACCAAGAGATGAGTATTACGATGGATTAAGGGGCGCAAATCCTTCTTTCACAGAAGAAGAACTGGATATAATATATAAAACGTATATTGGTATGCTTAAAAAGCATGAAAAGAGTACTATAGGAAATATAGAAAAAGCGCAAAAAGCAGGACAAATGAAAGGGAGAGGAAAAAATGCTCCTTTAGTAGACTTTGATGATAATGCACTCGTAGTAAAAAAGCTATACGAAATAAGAGATAAAAGAAGATCACAAGGCATAGAATCTTTTATAGGTGCAGGGTATGATACTTTAAGAAAGATGAAAGGTACCAATCTTGTAACAGCAGTTCTTCCCTTATTACAGGGTAGAAAAAAAGAAGACCTAAAGAAGATTGGTGGTATGGGAGCCGAGGGTGTTCAGTTTGAGCATGGTGGTGGTGGACTGGCCGGTGTTGGTGTTAGAGCAAATTTAGCAAAGCAACAGTTTGCAGCTACCAGACAAGGTATGTCGGCCGAAGAGCAGAAAGCCGTAGAAGAAATATTTAACTCCGAAGACGTATTAAAGGTCTCAGTAGATAGAGAGCTTAAAGTATCAGACGATGGTCTTTTTCTTTTAGAACACGCGGTAGAGCTACAGGCAATAGACGCTAGATTAAATCAGGAAGCCTCTAATACTTTTGAAACGGAAGCCACTTTGCAGCTTGCAAAGATTGGTGGTTTAGCAAAACTAAAAGGCTCATTAAGCATGGAAGAGGCTTTAGAGCAAGTACTGTTTCATGCACTTACTCACGCTTTAAAAGGAACAGGGGCGACAGTAAGAATCTCAGGAGCCCCTAGAAGGAAAGCATACAAAGCTAAAAGCGCAGGAAAAGGACAAAAGAAACTAAAGCAAAAAGTTACAGTACCTACCATGACAGTAACGGGTGCAATGGAAGTAGCAAAAGAAAAGCGAAAGAGAGATGGCAGAAAGAAGCGATCTCCAGCAAGTACTCCCATACAGTTAATTGGAGCAATAAACAAAAACCTTCCAGCATCTATAAGATCGGAAATGGGAGCTCCAAGGTTGGTAAATCGAACAGGTACTTTTGCAGATAGCGTAAAAGTAACCAGTGTTCTGCAGCCTCCATCAGGATTACCTGCTGTAGAATACACGTATCAAAAAGATCCTTATGAGGTATTTGAGATGGGGAATGGCAATAAAAACTGGGCTACCCCTGAAAGAGACCCAAGAAACCTAATAGAAATGTCTATTAGAAAGGCAGCCGCAGAGTTAGCGGTAAATAAATTTATGTTGAGGCGTGTATGAGTACTGAAAGACTATATTCCACAAAACGAAATTATATTGTGGCATCTTTGGCAGAAAAGCTTAAAGAGATTGATGGTACTGGAGAGTATCTTACAAACTTATATGAAAATGTTAGCCCACGACTTTTATTTTGGGATGAAGTAACAGAGTTCCCTGCAGTACACTTGAACGCAGGGTCAGAAACACGTAGGTATCAAGCAGGTGGGTATAAAGATAGATTTCTATCTGTAACTATAAGATGCTATGTACAAGAAGATGATGCTGCCAATGCTTTAGGCAGATTACTAGAAGATGTAGAAACCTTACTAGAGGAAACTACAAGTTTACGATATTACGATATTAAGGGAAAAGCCCATAATATTAAACAGATCACCATACTTGGTATCGATACCGATGAAGGTGTGTTAGAGCCCCTAGGAGTAGCAGAAATGCAGCTAGAGGTTCATTACTAAGAAATCGCTTACACGAACAAATGTTCAAGATTAAGCCTTTTCAAGTTTACATAGGAGAAATACTATGGCAGTAGCAGGCGTATATTTAAGCCGGTCAGCGAAGATGTTTTGTAAGCTAGGCAATAATATTTGGGAACTTCCAATTCTCGAAGGTTATAGCTTATCACAATCCTCAAACACTTCGGAAGTAACACTTAGTGAGGCAGCAGGTTCAGGAGGCGCAAGCCGCAGAGGACGTAGAATCTTTAATGACTCTTTAGCCCCTGCAGAGTTTTCGTTCTCTACTTATGTTAGACCTTTTCAATCAACAGGAACAGGAGGCGGTGCAGCAACTACTACAGATAATGAAACTCATGCTGTAGAAGAAGTTTTATGGGCAATGATGGCAGGTGCAGATACTTACACCGCAAACAATGCTTATCCTTTCTCAAAAGGTACAGCAAGCAATAGTACAAATGTAGTTACTCCAAATGGAGCAACTAAGACTACAATTAATTGGAGTCAGTCAAATGTCGTTCAATTGGGTACAGGCTTTAGCATCATCTTTCAGATCGAAGAGCAGGATAGTGATGCCGGCTTTTTAACTTACACAATAGATGGAGCAGTAATTAACGAAGCAACTATTGATTTTGATATCGAAGGAATTGCAACTATTAACTGGTCTGGTATGGGTACTACAATTACTGAAGATTCTGCAGAAATTACCCCTACAATTTATGAAGGTACTACAGCAACAAATAACTTTATCCAGAATAAGATCAGTACTTGTACGATTGATTCTACAGGTAGTGACTTTACTGGTATGTTAGATGCATATAATGTTACTTTAACAGGCGGTAGTATTACTATCTCTAATAACATTAGCTTTTTAACTCCTTCTGAGTTAGATAAGATTAATAAGCCGATTGGTCATGTTACAGGTACTCGTTCTATTTCAGGTAACTTTACTTGTTATTTAGATGGTACAACCGCAGGGTCAGCAGACTTATTTGAAGATTTAAGCACTAGCTTAACTTCTGGTACTACCTCTGCAATTACTAACTCAATGGCTTTAACTTTTGCTTTGGGCGGAGCAAGTGCACCTAACTTAAGTGTAATATTACCTACTTGTAATGTACAAGTTCCCACACATAGTTTTGATGATGTTATTTCTGTAGATGTAGCATTTGACGCTTTGGGTAGTAACTTAGAGAATGCAGACGAACTTACTTTAGAGTATGTAGGTCCAGCATAATACTTAGTTTAAAAAAGAAAAAGAGAGGGGGGCAATCGCCCCCTTTTTTGAAGGAATAATATGAGTACATTTTATTTTGGACAAGAGTTACGAGTATTTCTACAAACTGGCACTAGCTTGCGGTATTACGAAATAGTAGTTACAACTCCTCCTACTTTTGGGCAGCAGAGTGATATTCAAACTATCACAACTAATAGCATGCCAGGCGGGGGAGACGTTCACGCGGTACGCCACCAAACTCACTCAGAGTCTTTCGAGACTTCTCTGTCAGATGTAACTTTCAATTTATCTACTCATATTAGGCCTTATCAAGATAGCAATGTAGAAAATGCAGTAGAGGCGGCTCTTTGGAGTTTTCTAGTAGATCCAAATACTACACCACCCACTAGTTCCACTGAGTTTAAAGTTCCTCCCTTCATATTAGAAGATCCAGTAAATAAATTTAACTTATACTTTATATATGGCACAGGCAGTGGTAGTCTTCCAGGATATAAAATATCAAATTGTGTACTTGAAAGTGCCAACCTTTCTATAGGGAAAGGAGCAGTAAATACTATATCATGGGCAGGGAAAGGAACTACACTAGAGCAAACGACTCTGAATGTAGCTAGCCTTACTATACAAAACAGTGCCGGGGTTGCTAAAACAGATAACTATATTTCAACAGATAAACTATCCTACATGGAAAGTAATGGGTTAACTCAAAGTTTAGACGGTGGAGAGTTTAGACAAGGGCTTGGACATTATGGAAGATCTGTATCTATGTCAGGAAATGTCCTTGTAGTAGGGCAGCACTGGATGGACAACCCATTAATGCAAAATATAACTAGACACCAGCCAGGTCCTGGGTACACATATGATGGAGGAGCACACGTTTATTCTACGCAAGACGAAGGCCGCACTTGGTCTTTAGAGGGCAGAATAGCAACTCCTCCTGTTCTAGATGACGAAACATATACTTATGCGAGTCATGTCACAGTAGAGGGTAATCATATAGCAATAGGTGGTTACGGCTATGAGGCAGGAGTAACAGCTTCTGGAACAGACGATGTAGGTGGAGTAGCCACATATACCAGGGAGTTTGTAGATGGTCAAGTAAAGTTTCTTCCTGGCAGCAAAGTACTACAATCGTCTGTGGCTAATGAAGAGGATGACAACTTCGGAAAAGCTGTAGATATATCAGGAGACTACATGATTGTAGGAATTCCAGGATTTGACTACTCAGACGAAGGAAAGACTTCAGCTTCTAGCAACAATGGCATGATAGAGTTTTGGAAGTATAATAATGGGTGGAACTTTCACTCTAGAATAGTTGGTACATTTGGATCTGCGCATTATTTTGGCATAGATGTATGTATTCATGGGGATTATGCCATAGCGCTAGCTTTTGGAGACTTAGCGTTTTTATACAGAGACCCTATCACTGATACATGGAGTATTGCACAAACGGAAACAATGGACGGGTTAACTGCAGATACAGAACTAGATACGATTTCAATGAGTGCCAACTATGCTGTAATAGGACAGCCGGGGTTAAGTAGTGAAGACCTAGGAAGAGCAACTATTTGGAAATTAACAGGCACTCCAGGCTCTGCAAGTGGGTGGACTATATTTCAAACTATAGGCCCAACCGAAACCAATCCAGCACATAGACCTGTAAATCGTCTTGGAACAACTTCATTTACTACCAATTATCTTAAGTTTGGTGACTCAACAGCTATAGACCCAGTGACCGAAAGCACTATAATAGTTGGAGCAAGGCAAAATAGTATCACTTTTGGTGACTCTACAATAGAAGAAACAGGAGCAGGCGCAGCTTACGTATTTAAGTTAAACAAGGAGGGTACTGCTTTTGAATTTGCAAAAAGATTAGATAAAGCTAGCCTTACTACAGGCCAAAGCGCTTCTTTTTCAGCAGAAAATAATAACTTTGGCTTAAGCGTAGCTATATACAATGATATGGTAGCAGTAGGTGCGCCCGAAGAAGATAATGCAACACATAACTCACTGCTGTTTAACTGGTATGATGGGGATGGCAATCCGGTTAATCATACAGTAGATGAAGGAGGTACTAAACACGTACTTAGAGTAGCTAAAAATCATACTACTTTTGTTTCGGGGGACGAACAACATTATCCTCGTAACGGGGGCAGTTTCACCTTAGGTGGCGTAGAATACTACTTACATAATAATACTACTACAGGTAATTATGATACATCGGACTATCGATCTTTTGAAGTCAGTAAGCATAGAAGCCACTATGCACAGGATACAACTACCAGCTCCCACCGTACAAATCCTTCAGAGGCACTTGTGCTCACACAAAGTGAGCTAGCAACTTTAGTTAGTGCCAACTCACTTAGCTCAAGTTCAACTATAGAGATATTTGAAAGACAGGAAGGCATGGTACACACGTATAAACTTTCTGATACTACTTTAGCTGTAAATGGTTTACTACCGATAACAGAAGCCTCGTTTTCTTTTAGTTATCCTACTCAGTCTATTACTTATCCAATTCTTGGTGAAGTAACATCAACTATAGACTATAAAAGAGGGCCTTTACAAATACAAGGCAATATTTCTGGTTATATATTTAATAGTGACGATCAGAGAGATGGAGAGGACTTTATATCTACTCTGCTAGCAAGCGAAAATCAACACACTGATTTAGAATTTCATTTGGGTGGTAGAGCTGTAAGTACGAATAGAGTACGAATGCATTTTCCTAAGTGTATACTAAGCAAGCCAGAGATATCTATAGATAAAGCAGCTACGTATAAGCTATCTTTTATAGCTTTATCAACTAACCCTCTTGGCAACTCAACAAATACATCTAATGCTGTTGCTATAGAGTATAAATCCTCAAGTACGGCCACCAGAGCTTAGAAAAAAAGTTCTTGACTTTTAGCCCTTATTCCACTATACTATAGTTTATAAAAATTAAAAGAAGGCCGTATAAGCCTAAGTGGATTTAACAAATGGCTTTATATCATTTTTTAGAAAATACAAAAGTTTATATACAAGTTTCCTCGGGACTTGTATATAAACTTGATATAACACCAGAAGGCGTACAGTTTTCCCAAACATTTACAGAAACCACTTTTAGTCAAAAAACTTTACAAAGTCAGTCCTCTTTAATTAAAGAGGGGGTGTTTAAGAAAGCAAACCCTGCTTCTTTTACCTTTACACTGCCCCTATTGAAAGAGAATGATTTTGATTTTGTATTTAATCTATTAGTAGATTTAAACAGCTCAAGTAATCTTGATAGTTTTAACTTATTTTTTATAAATGAGAATAAAGTATTTACTTTAGAAACTTGCGTTTTTCAATCTGGAAATTTTACTATAGATAAAGGCAAGCCTCTAGCACTACAACTAACTGGACAGGCTTCAAAGCTAGTAGCGGCAAAAAGTACTGAAGATATTATATCTTCTAGCGGGGTTGTAGATTTAAGTAATGTTATTCAAAAAGGTGGATTAACTTTTACAAATGATAAAGTACAGCCTAGATCTGCCACAAGAACCTTTCTTCCTTTAACAGAGGCTCAGGTTCAGTTTAGTAGTGATTATGGAACAGCAGGAGGAGTATCACAGTATTCTCTATATAGCTGTAATCTAGAGCTACAAAATAATGTTACCTGGGTACAGTCAAGGACAGTAGCAGACGGCATAGCAACAACAGACAGCTCAAATGTTATCTACCCTACTACTTTCGTACTAAAAGATAGAGCACTAGCAGGCAATTGCAAGTTTTATATGCCTACTGAGAGCGATACAAATTTTTCAGACGATTATAGTTCTGGATTAAACCAAAAATTTGTCGAAAACCAGAAATTTACGTTATCGGCATTTAGTAGAATTAGTGGTGTTAATTATGGAATACAATTTTCCGACACTGTTAATTATACATCAAGAGTTTCTGCAGGTCCTTTCTTTTCTATGGACTTAGATTGGAGACTTTCAAGCAACATCAATACAATCAGTAATATACTAACTTACACTACGGCTTAGGAGGCCAATTATATGCAACTAAAAAAACTAATGATAGATACCAAATCAGCATGGGTAGATTATCCCGGCTTAGATGGCTTCTCTGTAGAAGTAGTAAATCTATCAAGAAAACAATTACAGGGTCTACGAAAAAAATGTCTAACTAATAAGTTAGATCGTAAAACCCGACAAATGGAAGAAGTTCTAGATGAAGATAGGTTTATTGTAGAATTTACAGCAGCAGTTGTCAAAAACTGGAAGGGTTTAACACTAGAACATGCACAAGAATTAATTTTATTAGATATTGGTGATCAAGATGCCAGCAAAGAAATCGAGTACTCATTAGATAATGCTGAAACTTTAGTAAGCTCTTCTACTGAATTTGATACTTGGTTAAACGAGGTAATCTTTGATCTTGCCAACTTTCGCGGAGACTCAAAAGGAGACTCTGTGGTCGAGGCTTAATAATTACTTTAATAATTCTGATGTAAAAATGACTGCAGATAGGTACTTTGAACTCTGCGAACAGATGAACAAAAAACCAAAAGAGGAAGAGATACCAGTAAGTTGGGATGATCTTCCTCTAATAGTACAAGAAGCAGTCAATTGTTTCAATATACTAGGAGATAGAATAGAAGCGGATATAGGATATTTAGGAAAAGACTATACTGCTTTATCTGCCTTCACTGAAGAATACGATACCGAAGAACGAATGTTGTTCATAGAAGTACTAGCTTGGCTAGACTCTAGGGCAATAAAAAAATCTGCTGAAAAAATGAAGCAAGAGCATGACAAGCTAAAGAGAAAACATAGTGGCTAATACAATTTCGTTTAAGCTCAAGGTTGGAGATGACGGTACTTTTGACATCATTGTTGATAAAGCCAAAAAGGCTAGTAAGGCTACTGACAATCTCGGTAAATCTACTGATGGACTAAAAAAGAAACGAAATGACTACTCCAAACAAGAAAAAGGAGTGGGCGGTCTTACTAATAATTCTACTAAAGCATTTGCCAAACAAGCCCAAACTATCGGTGGCGGCAATTTCGGGCTTGTGGGTGCTTATGCTGCTCTCATGGCAAATGTGTTTGCTTTGTCTCAAGCCTTTGGCTTCTTAAATCGAGCTGCGGGTGTTCAACAGTTGATTTCAGGTTTGCAAGAAACTGGAGCAGTTGGAGGCAGAAACTTAAAAGCAGTAGCAGAAAATCTAAGAGAAATATCTGGTGGAGCTATCTCTGCCGCAGATGCTATGAAATCGGTAGCATTAGGAACTAGTGCGGGCTTTTCTCAAAGTCAGATGGAAGGCCTGGCCAAAGTAGCTACTGGAGCTTCAAAAGCACTAGGTAGAGATTTGACCGATGCAATGGATCGTCTTACTAGAGGTGCCGCAAAGCTAGAGTCAGAGATCGTAGATGAATTAGGCATTATGATTCGTCTAGACGATGTTACTAATGACTTTGCAGCTAGTGTAGGTAAAACAGCTGAAGAAGTTACAAACTTTGAAAAGCGCATGGCTTTTACAAATGAAATCATTACTCAAGGACAGAAAAAGTTCGGAGACCTTGCTGACTCGGTTGAGGATAACCCCTATTCTCAACTAGCCGCCACATTTACAGATTTATCCCACGCTATAGCGAATACGCTTAATATGGCAGTCAAACCTTTTATAGGATTCTTGGCGGGGTCGCCTACTGCGCTCCTGGCAGTAATATCTATTATAGGTGCTAAAATTGCTAGCTCAGTTGTTCCTGCTTTGGGCGGAATGATGAAGGGATTCTCCGAGTCTGCAAAAGCCTCCGCAACCTTTGCAAAACAAAATCAAAAAGCATTTTTTAGAGTAAATGCTCTTTCTGATGCAACTAAAGAAGTACAGGAAAGATTTAAACAAGGCAATGTAAGCATGGAAGACCATGGACATGGTCTAAGAACTCTAAGTGCTCAAAGAGCTGAGAATATAAGAAAATTAAAAGAAGAATCAGCAGCAATGAGTAAAGATGAAATATCTTTAAGAACAAAGAGATATAAAAACCAAGCCGTTGCAATAAAAAACCTTAAAAATTCCGTAGTATCTTCAACTACTGCTCAGGTAGCACATAAACAAGCACAAGCTTTATCGTACTTAGAAGCTGGTAAGTATAATCTTATGCTTAAAAAGCTAATTATTTCTTTCAAAGTAGCAAATGTAAATGTTATAAGTGCAACTAGAGGGATGGGACTTTACAGTAAAGCATTAATATTTGCAAAAGTAAATGCTATGGCACTAGCAGGAGCCTTAAAAGTACTAGGTATTGCATTCTTACAAGCAATACCTATTATAGGATTAGTAATTACTGGCCTTATGATGCTTAAAGATGCGTTTATGTTTGTGTTTAGATTATTCGTAAAAGAAAATCCTGTAACAGAGACTATGAAAGAGCAAAAAGAAGCAATAGACAAGTTTTCAGAGGCTTCTTCTAAATACGTTAGCGACATGGCCGCTATGACAAATGCTAACGATAGATTTGCTAGAAGTAATAAAACTTCGGCTGGACTAATATCTCAAACAGTAGAAATGCTCAATGACCTAGATGCTGCAGAACGTAGCAGAGGCAAGGGCAATAAGCTAGGCTATGCCGCAAGAAAGGGTGTAAGAGCAGCAGGCGGAGGTCTAGCAGATAATATTAAGGCAATGCAAGCCGCTACAGAAGAAGGAAGCCCTTCTTTCATAATGTTCAATGCTATACTGGAAAAGACCAAAAAAGTAACTAAAGCAACTACAAAAGAGGGGCTAGTAAAGGCAAAAAATGAGCTAGGCGCACTAGGCTTGGCAGCAAATTCATTTGAGTCAAACTTAGCTCAAGCAACAGAAGGTCAAAAGACTTTTAATACAGAATTAACAAAAGTCTTGGGTAAAAGAGTAACTGCATATGACGGCTTAAATAAGCAAATGAAAGTGCACGTAGCTCTTTTAAAGACCCAAAAAGAAGCAGACTCTCTTACAGGTGTTGGCATAGCAGGCCAAGCAGCTGTACTACAAAAAATACTAAAGACGAAAAAGCAAATAACTCAGGCAGATATAGACGCTTTCAATGCAAGTGCAGAAGCTTTAGACTCAAACATAGATATATTAGCGCAGGCAAAAGAAGCACAGGCACTAGAAGCCGCAAAACTAAAAGATCTAAAAGAATATGCTGGTCAAAGCTCTCAGTTATACGCTATGAGCTTACAGCAAGAAGATGTATTACTAAACAAGAAGTTAGAGGCAGTAGATGCAGAAATTGCTATTCAACAGAGTCTGGTTGAGCAAGGAGAAAGTAGTTACAGGCTAACTCAATTAGAGATAGAGAGAGCTAAACTTGCTTTTGAGCGAAGAAGTGAAGAAGAGAAAGCTATTCTTATCGCACAAAAACAGATCGGAGAAGCTTTAAAATATAACCAGACTATTTCGTCAACAGCAAAAGGCCTGCAAGCAGTAAACAAAGAGATGTTTAAGCAGGGTGAGCTACAAAGCAAAATAGCAAGAGACTCTAAAAAATCAGGTATAACAAACAGCAATACAATTACAAGAACTGAAATTTCTCGTAGAAAACTAAATAGAGATAACGAATTTAAGCATATAGAAGCAGTACATAAAATAGAAATGACTAGAATAGACCTAGATTTTATGTTGTTAGATTTAAAAGCACGGCTACTTATAAAAGAACTAGAGATAAAAGGGGTAGAAGCAGATAATATTAGAGCACAAGTTCAAGCGGCAGGTAAAGCAGCAGATGCAGCACAGTTACTTTTAGGTGTGCAAAAAGAAAATGCTAAGCTACAATATGACGCAACTACTGCTTCTATGGAGTCAGGATTAAGTATTGGTAACAGTGGTATTAGTGCTTCTGGAAATGGAGCTTTTGGAACTCTTGGCTCAATGATGAGCTCTACAGAAAGTGTTACGGTAGGAGAAGGAGCAGAAGCTACTACTACTGCAGCAACGCCTCTGGGTATACCGCCAGAAGCTTATGATACTGCTATAGAAAAAATGCAAATTTTTAAAGGGGTACTACAGTCATCGGCAGCAGCCTTTAAAGACCTTGGACCAGATGGAGCAATCGTAGCAGGTGCCATCGATAATATATCAGGCGGCATGGACACTATGATAGAATCTATGAAGTTTTTTGAGGAGGAGGCCGTAGGCACAAAAGAAAAAGCAGGAGCTGCTTTTAGTGCAATTGCAGGAGGACTTGGTTCTGTAATAGGATTATTGGGTGCTCAGGCAAAAATGAAAACCAGAGCCATAGACAAAGAAATAGCTGCAGAAAAGAAACGAGATGGACAATCAGTAAAATCTCTCGCATTAATTAAGAAAATGGAAAAAGATAAGGAAAAAATAGACAGAAAGGCTTTTGAAACGAAGAAAAAATTAATGATTGCTCAAGCTATTATGTCTACGGCAGCAGGTATAGCTATGACTTTAGGTATGACAGGCGGCTTTGGCATACCGTTAGCAATAATGGTAGGAGCTCTTGGTGCCGCTCAGGTAGCGATTATAAGCAAAATGCAGTTTGATGGCGGAGGTGGAACTGAATCAGCATCCGCTCCTTCAGAAATCACTGTGGGGTCTAGACAGAATTCAATAGATCTTGCTAACTCAAATAATGCTTCTGGCGAGCTTGGGTATATGCGAGGAGAGCAGGGAATAGGTAATGCAAGTAACTTTAAACCTGCGTTTACTGGTACACGATATAGAGCAGAAGGCGGACGAGTTGGGTATATGGTAGGAGAACAAGGACCAGAACTATTTATGCCGGATAGTGCAGGTGAGGTTGTTTCTGCAGGAGAAACAGAAGAAGCCTTAGGCGGCACAGCTTCAAATGTAACTTTTAACATTAATACTTTAGACGCTTCAGGAGTAGAAGATATACTTCTTAGTCAAAGAGGTAATATAATAGGAATGATTCGAGACTCTGCAAATAATATAGGTGAAGAGTTTCTTGAAGGAGTAGTAGAGTAATGACAGCATTTAATAATTTTAGTAATATATTACCAGATGGAGTAAACTCTATATCTACTGCGGGCGCATTAGGTGGCTCAGTAATAGAAGTTATTGTTCAAGGTACAAATAGTACTTCGGGGGTGGGAACCTCAGGAACCGTTACATTAGATAGCTCAAAGTATTCTCAAACCTCTGATAATGGTACAGGAGCTAAGTTCTCAATAACTACTGACACAAACGGAGAAGTCACATCAACGAACATAGATTTAGCAGGTAGGGGGTATAAAGTAGGAGATACTTTTTTTCTGCCCTCTGCTAATTTACCTAACACTACAGGTACTTCGATTATTCTGAAAGTATCTAGGGTAGCTAATTCTGGAGACTCTGCGCCAGGTTTTAAAACTGTTTCTGTTACTTCTACTTCCCCCATTATGAAAAGCAGAACTAACTCAGGAAAGTTAATAACTAGATATGCTTCTTATCACAGATTCGATTTTTCAGTGAGCTATCATAAACTACAAAAATCTCAGTTTATGCCATTATATACCTTTCTTTTAGAAAAACAGGGCAGCTTAAAGCCCTTCTTTGTAGAGATGCCGCAGTATCAAGGTGCTGGAGGAAATCTAACTTTAGCTAGTACAGGCACAGCAGGGGATGTAAGTTTAACAGTTTCATTAGGCACAGATGGAGTAGCTCCTGCACTAGGGGACTTATTTACTATTGAAGATTCTTCTAATAGCAACCATACTAAGTCTTATATGGTAAATAAAATAGAAACATACGAGGAGTATAGAGCGGCACAGCCTGCTGAGGACGAGATTAATATATATTTTACTCCCCCACTGTCAAACAGTATTTCTTCAGGGTCTACAATAATTTTTGATAGGCCTTTAGTAAAAGTTATAAATAAATCAGATAAACAACAATACACAATAGACCAAGATAATTTATATTCAATTAAGTTATCTTTAGAGGAGGCAGCAGACTAAATGTCATTTTACAGAAACTTAGGAATAAATGATCAAGGAATTAAAGATGCTCTAATAAATAGCCCAGAGCTAAAAATTGTGCACCTAATAAAATTTGAGAGACCTTCTCAAAGTACAGGCAATAAAGATGCTACTTCTTACGGCTATTTTACTACTTCGTCTAACCCTGAGATATTTGATGATGGATCTAAAGATATAAGGGGCTCTTTTAATGGAGCTCAGACTTATTTACAAAATAAGTTTCTTAAAATGTCAGACATTCAAGAAAAAGAGATGCTACAGAATACTAATGTAACCCTGACTTTTGATGCTACAGCTGTAGGCACGTCTTTAACAGGTACTTTTACCTTTACAAGCTCAACCGTAACTTCTACACATAGTTGGAAAGATTCTGGGTTTCAAGAAGGAGACATAGTTACTTTTCAGTCAAACACAGGGATAAATAGCTTAGTTTCTGTAAGAATAGATGTTTTTACAAACAACAATAAAACGATTCAAGCTACTTCTGTTTCCGAAGCAACACTTAGTACTGAGTCTAACTCTAACTATTCCTATACAGCATCTCTTAGCTCAGATGAAATTGTGACTTTTACGGCTGGAGATATATCTACATCTTTTACTGAGTATTTAAATAGAGATGTAAGTGTATTTAGAAGAGTATATGTGCCTACAGAAGATGGTGGTTTTTCAGAGGCCGGTACTTACTTAATATTTAAAGGTCTTATTGCAAACGGCAAGCTTACAGAAAATCCTCTGAAGTCCTCTACAATGACTTGGCAGGTATCTTCTCATTGGTCAGCATTTACAACCGTTAATGGTCGTACAACTTCGGATGATACCCATAGAGCTTTAAAGTCCAATCAACTTACTTCTGATTTTGAATCCTTGAAGAGACCAGAGTATGAACAAGATTTAGGTTTTATTCATGCAGATAAAGCTTTCAATGTTGCAGCAAAATATAGAACTGGTATCGAGAAACAAGAAACAAAAGTAAAAGGAAAGTGGTATAAAAGCACCAAATCAAAGACTAGAAAATGGATAGAATACACTGCAAGAGAACAAAAACTTGCTTTTAATTTAAACTCCTCACACATACCACTAGTATATGGAGTGCAGATGCTAGAAGACCCTATCAATGTATTTGCAGACGTTTTAAACCTTCCTTTGGGGACAGTATCTACAGGCGTAACACATACTAAATTTGTTAGTGCGCAAGTATTGTGTGAAGGACCAATAAGCTCCATATTAGATATTGTAGTGGAAGATGAGCCCTCTGTTTGTAGAGACTTTCCTGATTTTGTTACTCGTAATACTAATTTAGCTACTGAATCTAGAACATGTGTGGGCAGAGCAGATAGAGGAGATGTTTTATCGGGCTCTCCCTTTTATAACAGAACGATTGTTACTTGCTCAGTTGATAGCGGGTCTGTAGATAAAGTACGAAGATTTACAGTAGATAATGTAGAAGGTACTCTAGTTGCAGGATTAGAGTTAGATACTGAGGGACAAGTACGAGGTAATATAATAACAAAGGTTCATAGCCAGACAGATATAGAACTCGAGTTCCCAATAACTCTAGAGGATAATGCAAGTTTAACATTCAGAACCGCTATAGGGCAATATAATGTAGGTAATTCTGGACAGACTGGCACTGTTCAAGATTTAGATTATACGGCTACTGGTAATACTATAAATACAACTAATGTAAGAATGTTAGGGATAGTTGGCACTAGAAAGCTTCTAGAAAGATGGATGGGCCATATAGAGCTGGGGCACGATGGTACTCCTTCAAGTAATAGAATAAACACTAGTTCTGATCATGGACTTAAAACAGGTGTTCCTGTTGAATACTTGAATAAAACTCAAGGAAGTGATATTAGTGGACTAGTTCACAAGGGACAATACTTTATTAGATATTTTGATGCCAATGAGTTTTACTTACATAATACGTTTCAAGATGCTCTGCATGGTGCAAACACTATTTCGTTAGGTAATGCGGGTACTACAGGAACAAATTTACATATTTTTAAAACAGTAGAAACCCCTATAACTCATGAGCATGGAGTTAGTATTAATACTTCGAAAGAACAAATAATGTTTCATGCAGGACAGAAGTATCAAGAATGCAATCAAATATTATCGTCAATAGCTAACAGCATAGAAAATACAGGAGGTCAAAAACCTTATAAAATAAGCGGTACTGGTCTTTCTGCACTTAGACAGCAAAAGCTGTATGAGGTTGTAAAAGCAGATTCGTCAGTCTCTTCTACGGTTGGGAGTACTTTTAAGGTAATAGACATTGTATCTGATTCTGTTGCATACGTTCGGACTCCCGTTTATGGCTTCAAGATACAAAAAACATATAAAAGCAAAGGACCCAGCCGTAGCTTTTTTAGCTCCGGTAGTTCCATAGTTAAAAAAAGCATTATAGGTTTTAAAGGAAAAAAGCTTCCTACTCTTTCTGGTATTAGCTCAAATAATTCGATACGATTGCAATTAAATTTTGAGCAATATTCACAAACACAAAGGCTAATAGGAGGAGCTATTGCCGCTATTCGTGGCATTAAAGTTGCAGACGCATTACGTGCACAGAATCAAACCCCTGTTGTAATTACGGATATAGATGAGGGTACCCCGGACCTTGGCTTTAAGATACAGCATGATTACTATTCTAACTCGCCCATTCCTTACTGGAGCACTAATCATAGGCTACTAGATACTGCATATATTGTATCTTTTAAAAGAATGGAATCCGGAGACGCAAACCAAGCTATACATAAATATATAGTAAAAGGCAAGTTTTTAGAGTGCTATAACTATGACAACAGCTTTGGTGTTCTTGATACATCAAATATTAATAGCTACAAAATAGGTGATTCAGTATCAATAGGTGGTGGAGCACAACAGCTTATACTAACTAATATAGTAGCAAGTGATTTTGATTCTACAGCACAAAAAGAAGTTCATGTTAAGCACTTCTCTAATAATCTTACTGTAGATGCTGCGGGGGATTCTTTCAAAAATGGGTCAATAATTTATGTATATAATACAAATAATAATAGTTTAGATTCTAGCCAGACTATTATTGCGGGACATGTACATGCAGAGGATATATACACAGACGGTAGCTATGCGTATGTTGTACACGAAACTTTTCTTTCTGTATATGAGTTGTCCACAAAACAGCTTGTACAAAGACAGGTAATGTTTGCCTATGAGGATGAATTATCAGGTTCAAATACAGGCATAGCGGGAACGTCAACCAATCCAGGTACACCAAGATATTCAAGAATGGTTGCACAGAAAAAACGCCTGGTAACTAATATATCAGGCGATGGAACTTACGTATACATATATTCTCCTAAGCACATAGCAGCAACAGAGAATGATGGCTTGCATGATTCTGTATATTCCGTTAGAGCCGCAGGTAGGGGATCGTATCAATCTAAGTATAATGGTGCTGGCTCTTCCGATCTTCTTAATCCAGGATTACGCTATGGAGATATGCTAGTACCTGCAATCTATAAATATAAAAAATCAGACTTACTTGTAGGCGCTAAATATGTTGAAAATACCAGTACGTACGATAATACTACTGAGGACTATTCTAGCACGCATAAGGCTCGATATCATCGTCAATCTAACGATAGAAAACATCAAACTACTACATTTTTTGGTTCCGAGTATGATGATATTGATAATGAGAATAACGATCAAACTTTAAACCCTTGGGCAGGAAAATATTCTATAGTATTTGCGGAACAGTTTATTACACAATCTCAAAATGGAGCAATACCAGATAAAATACAAACTATGACTGCATTTGATAATGCATTACATTGCTACTTTGATACTGTGCATACTTTTGTTCAAGATAATGAGCTTCCAAAAGGTATGACTACGGACGGTACAACTTTATGGGTTGCAGATTGGTTTACCACGATAGGAAAACCCTCTTTGCCTGACGAAGGAGATGATGTATATCTCCCAGGATTTCAAAGCGACTCGAGAACTACTTTATCAAATATTAACGAGCTAAGATGTTTCGTAAATGATGACGAGACTAAACCTGGTGTAGATAACTATAGAGGTTTAGATTCTACTCTTTTATTCAAAAACTTTTCCGGAAATGGAATGATATATGCCTATACTCTTAGTAATGGTAATAGAGACGCTTCAAAAGATATAAAACCTTATATTCCTACACTTAGTGCTTCTTATGATGTATATCAAAAAACTATAACTGCGTACAATAATAGACGTAGATATGTGGGGGCTTCAAGTTTTGGATCTATAGGCATAACTTCTGGAGGTTCAGTAGTTACTCTTAATAATTTAACTGGTATTAGAAAGGGTATGAGTATTCACTTTCTAGCTAGCGATACTAAAAGCTACTATACTGGCGATCATATGTATAACAAAGCCAGAGCAATAAATCAAATATATCAACCTGTTATTACTGGTATTACTAAGGGATCTCAAACTTTTATCTTTATGGCAGAGGGACATAATTTTAAAGATGGAGATAGAATTGTAATAGAAGGAGGAGATATTTCAGAGTTAAATGCAGTAAATAACGAAAGACTGTATGATACTCCTTTTACTGTAGCTGATGTCTTATCAACTAGTTTTAGGATTAAAGATGATGCAGGTAACTATATAGATTCTAGTAGCTACTCGGGAACAACTAGTACTGGAGCAAAAGCAGTTTTGGCAAAACCTCTATACTTGACAAATAGCTTTTTGGGGTCGTCTCATGGTGCCACGATAATCAGGATGGACAATACCACTAATCAAGTGCTGCTAGATAGATTCCTTATAATTCCTGACATTGACAGCGGTGTAACAGTAGACATAGGTTACAACTTTAAAAACCATACTAGATATCAACTTCCATACAATGACATAAATTATATGTATAGATATACTAGTGAAACAGATGGAGACTTCCATACTCAGGGAGCTTTAACCGCTCTACAGGATGATAGATACCACTCTTATGATGGTGTTTATAAAATTGGTGGCCGTCTTAATGCGTTAAATCCTGATAATGTTTATGACATATCTCACCATGTTATAAACGGAGTAAACTACATGTGTATGCTTAACAAACATAGAGAGCATATAGCCATAAATACTTTAGATACTTCTATAAATACTGCATTAAATGCGGGCTCAACTAACACCACAACAGGTAATTGGATAAGTGAAAAAGTTTCTGGTAGTCATGTATTTTTCTATAATATGGACACTGGAAGAATGTTTACAAAAGCCATTTCTGTGCCTACCGGTACTGTAGGTATATGTACGTACAGCTATGCTGACGACAGGGATCTTAACGGTAATACTGGAGGTCAGGCTAATAATCCTACGTTTTTATATTGTTTAGTAGAGCACAATGATAATCCTTCTAAGAACTTAGAATATACTATAAGGACTTATTTATTAGATTTTGAAAACACATCTGGTGGAAATAGTATAAGTTTCGGAAGACCTGAAATAGATATTAATGGTAACTGTCTAATGACTGGATATCCATATAATGCTAATAACACTAATGAGATAGCTTCTGGAGATTCAGAACTAGGTTGGAGAAGAAACTCGCAGGGCACGACTAGATTCAGAGACGAAGACTACAGTATGCCGCCCTACAATAGAGACCACTATGCAGACAGTCGTTACGAGTTTGCCCATGACTATACTAATAGAACTTATGGAATTCACTCCAATTTTGACACTAATATAACTGCGGAAGTAGGAGGCCTGTCAAGTGCAACAAACAGCACCAGACTACATGGTCTATCTATTGTTCCTGGAAATACATACAATGCAGTAGTTGGAAGTCCTATTCCTATGCCCGTACTAGCAACAACTGCTAGAGACAATGATGGTACCGCAGTAATTCTTACAAATAGCACTACTGCTTCCAAAAAATTCTTTAGTAGGACAGGAGTTACTCAAGGCACTGATAGAAGCAACATGGCAGGATTGGCTATCGTAGCATCAGGTGGAGCAAATAGATATTTGGTAATAGAGAATGCAGATTATAACTGTACGCAAAGACCCATAGCTAGAAAAGACCCATTTGTAACTGCATACACTGAAGGCACTAATGCTTTAGCAACATATACGAGTTTTGGAGCTAGCGGTACTATACAACTAGGACAGCCACGAAGTGCTACTTCTAAAACTAGTGTTATGACTCAGCTAACTGCTCCTGATGATGCAGCAACTACTAATGCAAATGCTCCTTTCTTAAGAACTTTTGATTTTGCCCCTGTAACAGATGCAGACACTAGTTTACCGATTAACTATTCGGGTTCTTTCCAATTAGATGGAAATAGTGTAATTTTTGTTGCAGGTAATTTGTTTCATGAATATGATGAAACAGCCACCAGTCTTACTAGAAGCGGAGATGGAGAGGATTTGCACACTACTCCACCCTCTATTTCCGGAGTAACAATTACAGATATATCTAGAGAGGATAGCTTTTCTGGTGCAGCTGGAGCATATAGAATTAGTCTGGATTCAAATTTTGAAAAAGGAGAGGTAGATTCTTATACTATAACAACAGATGGGTCTAGTAATCCTTTGATTCTGGCATCTAATTTAATAACTCCTAGTGCATCCAGCACTCAATTAGTTCAGGGCTCGGGACAAAGTACACAAATATCTAATGGTCCATTCGGTTGGACTAGTAAAGGGCAGGACGTATCTTTTTCTACCCACGTATCTAGTTCTGTAATAGGTTTGAACCTTAACGAAGACTTATTAAACTATTCTCACCCTACGGACATAAATAGAAATAAATTCTTTTTTGGAGTAGCAGAAGAAAGCTTTTTTAGGCCGTTCGGAGTAACTGGAACTATAGATACAGCGCCACTAGATAATCTTAGAGCTAAAGTGGTGTGGGATCAGTGTAGAAACCTTAAATTACAGGGAGAGCTACCTTATAGAGCTCAACTTGCTCAACTTACTATGTATAATGTTGCCGGAACCTATGATGAGTTATATGCAATGGTGGTGGATTCCGTTTTAGATATAACTCCAGAAATGTGGGATAGTGCTTCCTATCCTTTTGTGTACCGACATAATACTGAGGATAGTGTGGTAACGGCTTTAATTAATGGAGCAGTAAATGGAGAAGGTGTAGATGAATTCTTTAACATAGATACTACTGCAAATCTATTAAGCACTGGAAGAACTTACCCTAAAGTAGGCGATCAGTTTTTATATGACGGGATGCCTCCGGAGGAGATTATATATGTAACTGCGGTGGGCACACTCAGTGATTCATCTACTAATACTATAAAGCTGACCAAAGATATAACAGTAGCTAATGATACAGAAGTTACATTCATTACTCATAGTCATGTATTACTAGGCTGTAAAGCTATGGAAGGGTATAAAAAAGCTAATGATGCAGCTAAAGTACAGATGTTAGACGGTGAAGGCTTAAACCTAGAATGGACAGATATCGTAGAATTTGATAGAAAAGCCCACCCTAGTAAGGCTACCTCGGACTCTCTTGTGAACGTATCTTTCAGAAATGATGAACTAGAGGGGTTCTCAGAGCCTGAAAAAGGTATATACAATCAAGGAGGTATAGCAAAATCACTGCATACTGCAAAACTGTTTGCATACGACTTCACTACAGGATTTGGCATTATAGATATGGATAATACGTTTATCCAAGATAATCATACTCAGTTTAAGTTTTTTGATGAGAATATAAAAGATTTGCGGGTAAGCAATAACCCTGCTATGCAATTACTTGACTACTTAACCGATACTAAATATGGAAAAGGTTTAAAGTTAAACTTTACGTTTGATTCTGAAACCGGTCAAAGAAAGGTAGACGAACAAAATTCTGATATAGATTTTGATTCTTTTATAGAAGCAGCAAGACTGTGTGATGCACGATCTCAGGTAACAGTGTGCATGCCAGCAGACACACTAGCTACTGTGGCAGCTACTACTAATAACTCTAGTACACTTACTCTGAAAAATAACGAGGGAGATCCAATACGTGTAGGAGACCTAGTACTTCATAATAATATATCTACGGAAATAACAGTGACTAATCCAGATAGAACAGGAGCAGCAGATCAAAGAGATATAGAACTATCTGCAAATGCTAGTTTACCGATAAACTCTACTGTTATTCTTAGAGCTAGGCCTCCTGTTGTTGGTGATACTTATAAATACTTTTTTGGGGGAAATACTTTGTCTGCTTCAGAAAGTGCAGGAGCCAAACTTTTATTCCAGGGCACCGTAGAAAAAGTAAGTTTTAGATTAGCAACAACTAAACAAGGGAATCTAAAAGGCTTTTATGAGATAACTTTTGACGAAGTTATCGGTAGCTTAGGTAAAAAGCATAATACATGGAAGGATTTCAATGAAGATCTAGTTTATATAAATAACAACGTGCATCTAGTTGGTACAACAGGCGGATTATCAAGTACGTATACTGCAGCAGAGACTGAAGCATTCAATAAACTAACTGCAGATGGATTAAGATTGTATAGATCTGCTACTAATCCTAATGATACAACATCAACTAGACACTCTGCCAGTATACCTATACGACTAAATATAGGAACAGATATAGTACATGCTCACTTTGCAGAAAATGCAACTAAAGCTTCAGGGAGTACTTTTGCGATGGGCGAAATAGATGGCCAGTTAGAAGTAGGAATGTACGCTACACTCACTGATACTGGTGGTGTAAGTAGAATAGTTACAATAGAAAGTATTGATGAATCTGCAAACAGTATAGTACTAGCTTTTCCCGGTGGAGCAAATCTAGACGTAGAAAATACAGCGGCTGAAGATACAGGAAATACTCACTACTACGTACAGTTTAGCTCAGAATCTGTTGATAACAACTTAATAAGTGTAGATGGAAATCCTATAGTCAAATCTTTTGAATCAAATTCCTCTACTTTTCAAAATAGTGGTTACTCTTTGTACGATGCAGATCATGTAAAATATTGGAGATACGTAGGATGGAGCGAGCAAGACCAAAGGTATGCTTCTAGACACCAATTAAACTGTTTAATAGATACAGGAAATACTCTTTTTGAGAATACTTTTGATATTCTTAGTCAGTTTAATGGCACTCTAACTTTTACTTCAGGTAAGTATTCGCTTGATGTAAAGAGACGACAAGATAAAGATGTTACAGGTAGCACTGCTCAACCTGCGCTTACAGGCGTACCAACCTCAGACGTATCAAAAATATCAGAAGAGGATATAATAGGAAAAATTACTATAGATGACAGGGGAGTTAAAACATCATTCAATAGCATAGATGCAACAGTAGCCGACCCCTCTATGCAATTTGAAGGTAGACAAATTTCTTTCTTTAATTCTACGTACTTAGAGCAAGATAATAATATACCTAAAAAAGGTTCTTATGCATCTCCATATATTAGTAATTACTTCAATGCTCGTATAAATGTAAAACAATATTTAGATATGTCTAGATTGAGTTTAATTATAGGGTTTACTATGGCACCTAAAGGAGCTATGCTTAAAGCAGGTAGTATCATAAAAATAAGCTACGCTAGGTTTAATTTCACAGAAAAATTATTTAGAATAAGTGATATAACTCTAAAAACAAATGGTTTGGTAGATATTGTTGCCCAGGAACATAGTGATGATACTTATTTACTGGAAAAGGTTAATGCGACAGACACAAAACTAATTAGAGGTAGATGTGTCTCGGGTACAGAAGTTACTGTACCATTGCCCCTTAACTTTAACCCCGACAACGTTTAAAAAATAATTCTTGACAAAAATGTCCAAGACAAGTATAATACAGCAATGGAGATAAAAAATGGCAGCAGGTAATCACAACTTAACTATAGATCAAGGAGCAGACTTTTCTATGACCTTGACACTTACACAAAACGGTTCGGCATATAACTTAACCAACTATTTTGTTCGTGCAGACGTGCGAAAAACTAAAGAGGCAGATGTATCCGCTGAATTTACGGGGACACACAATGACTCAGGTGGAGTAATCACTCTTACCATGGGAAATAGTGTAACCAAAACCTTAGATGAAGGAGAGTATGTATATGATTTAGAAATATACACTGCAAACGATGCTGCTGTAACTCGTTTAATTCAAGGTAAAGTTCAAGTAATTCGAGGAATTACAAGATGAGTATAAGTGTTTCTTTAGCTCCAGTAAATACAGAGGTTAGTGTGTCTTCTGCAAATGATATTGCAGTCAGCTTAACTAACCCCACTACTACTGTAGAAGTTAATAATCAGGCTATTGCTCTTCCTCAAGCTCTTGGCACTGGAGACAGTCCTACTTTTAGTAGTGTAACTGCTGATGAGTTTATTGGAGACCTAAGAGGTGCTGTAAGGTTTCAAGCTAAGGCAGGGGAAAATTTGACAAAAGGGGATGTGGTTTATATCTCTGGTGTTAGTGGTCAAAAACCTGTAGTAAGTAAGGCCCGAGCAAACTCTGCAACCACAATGCCCGCCTTTGGACTAGCTAATTCAACTGTTAATAATAATGCTAATCTTGAAGTTATTTCTTTTGGCACATTTGCACATGGTAATACAACAGGCGGTGCTGAAAATTGGGAAATTGGAGATGTACTCTATATAAGTAGTACTACTGCAGGTGCATTAACAAATCTTAAACCGTCTGGAGAAAGTAACCTTATTCAAAATATCGGTAAGGTTGAAAGAGTGCATGCATCTAGTGGGTCTATCATGGTTGCGGGGGCCGGACGAACCGCAGCTACTCCTAACTTAGATGAAGGAAAATTCTTTATAGGGGATTCTAATAACTATTCCTCAACAGGTTCTTTTAATAATCAATTTATTAATACAAACGGTACTATCTCTTTAAGTAATAATATAGCAATCAGCGGCACTGTAAATGCTGCTGCTTATACAGGGTCACAAACAATTGCTAACTATGTGACAGATACTTCTATAACCACCACAGAATTTGCTACATATACAGGTAAGAAGATAATTTATACTGGTGGTACAGGAGAGATAGATCTCCCTGCTGCAGTGGCTGCTGATGCAGGCAAATCCTGGGTAATTATAAATGCCGGTACAGGAGCACTAACAATAGATGTTGATGGTTCTAGTACTGCTCAATATGTACGATTCTTAACTGGTGGTGCAGTATCAACCTCAAATAGTGTAAATAGAGTAATCGCAGCAGGCGGTACAGCTGAGATAATTTGTATCACTGATGGTAGTGTAACAAACTCTGCTTCAGTTCCAAACTATCTTATTTATGGTGGTGGTATAAGCTAATGATGAGTGCAGGCGTTGTTGCAAGCGTGTTTAATCCTAGTGACTTTGTTGATGTCTACAGATGGTATGATGCCTCAGATACTAGTACTATAACTTCTACCACGCTAGCAGGTACTACATATGTCTCTGCTTGGAATGATAAATCTGGCAATAATTATCATGGGACAAACTCTGGCTCATCCACCGAATCACCTACTATATCCACTTCAAATGCTGGTCTTACTAGTATTAATTTCGGGTCACAAGGGGAAGTATATGATCTTAAGTTTGCAACTGATGCTTCTATTTGGGATAAGTTTCAGACCACTACTTTCTACTCTATAAGGAAGGGCTCTGCACAATTTTTTGATGGTTGTGTAGATGGTAGTCTTTTTAGGTTTAAATCAGTAACCTCAGGTGCTAGTGGTATTCAAATCGGGGGAAGTGGTTCGGATTTTTGGTGGACTACGAACAAGCAATCTAGTTTATGGGGCAAGAGCGGTAGTTGGAGCGCTCTTGACTCTAGCAGCGCTTGGACAGAAAAGTCAATAGGTACTTCTGATATTGATTTTATAGTTTGTCATCAACAAAACCATCAGCAAGCTGACGCGGATTGTGTATTTAAGTTATTTTTTAACAATGAAGATGCTATTTCTCCAAACGAAGGTACGCAGGCAGTAGCTGCTAGAACGGATATATTTTCAGGAACTGATGCTGCTGATGGGCTGACAAAAGATAAAATTACTGACTTTGCTGCAAAGCACTATTTAGGGGGCGCAGCAGATCCATCTGTTGCTTCAAATAACTCTAATAATCGCTTAGCCTTCAACACACAATCTCCTTATAAGGGTCATATTATGGAATTAATAGAATACGATCGAATACTATCAGAACAAGAAATAAAGACAGTTATAGGACATTTAATGGGTAAGTGGAGAGTATCATAATGAGTAGGGTAGAGCCTTCAGACGGTAAAAATGCTATAGTTACTAGGGTAGAAAACCTTAAAGCTCTTGCTCCCTGTGCAGAAGCAGTTAGCTTTTGTGAAGGAAGAAACAATGAAGATACTATTACTCCTGCTCAAGCAATTGACGATTTCGAAGTTAAGCATTTATTATATGGTATTATGCAGATAAAAACTAGAGATGACACAGAAGAAAAGCTTAGGGCTGTAGCACAGACTTGTTGTTCCGAAGAGTATGATATAAGAAGAGATACTCTTTTAACGGTTTTAAGTGCATACGATGTATCTTCCACAAATGCTCTAGATAAAGAAGCAAACGATGAAAAATGGAAAACAACAATAATCGAGACATTTAGAGAATGATTACAGCCATACTATTAGGTATATTATGGTATCAAGTGATTGCAATATTTGGTCACTCAATGGGATTACACAGATATTTTTCCCATAGACAATTTAAGGCAGGGTCAAGCTTTGAAATCATCTCCCTACTACTAGTAACTCTAGCAGGCGCTAGATCTCCGTTGGTTTGGGTCACAGCACACAGACTACACCATGTTCATGCTGATACTGAAAAAGATCCACACTCTCCTGATTATATAGGATTTTGGAAAGTCTTATTTAATGAGTGGAATGTAAAAGACTTGTGGGATATAAAAAATAGAGTATTTATGAGAGACTTAGTAAGAAATCCTAGAGTTATGTTTTTTCATAAATACTGGAGATACTTGTACTTAGTATTCTCTGTAGTATCAGTACTGATTAGTATAGAATTTTTTGTTGCCTTCATGCTTACACCCACAGCTTTATCGTTCTTTGGTTATGGTATATTCAATGCTAGAGGCCATAAGGATAAGAAGCCACGAACAGACTTGTGGATAAACCTACTTTCTGCTGGCGAGGGTTTTCATGATGTACACCACGAAAATTGCAAGCAAGTTAGATTAAATAAGTATGATATATCTGGCTTTATAATAGAAAAACTTTTTAGGAGTAAAAATGTCAATAACATATGAAAGAATTACAGAAATACCACTAAAAACTTGGCAAGTACTATTAAACGATAGCTACTCCAGTATCGTTAAAAATAAAGTAGTATACTGGCCTAGTGATATAAATACGGATCAAGATAGAGCTTTTTACTTGTTGAAAGCGTGGAATAGAACTTTGGCTGCTGATAATAGTTTTGGGTTCGCTGGAAGGGATAGTACGGGAAGAATATGTTGTATGGGAGTGGCTATAAGAGACAAAGCAAATGTATATGTAGATAAATATACTTTATGGGGTAGAAACTATAAGGGGTCTAGGTCTTATATCTATACCCAGGAAAATACTGATTCCTTTTGTTCTTTTTTATCTGATAACGGGTTTTCAGGTCTATTGTGGACTGTAGCAGAAGGGACTAAGAATGAAACAGTGTTTAGTAGTGGAGATGTTCCTGCTCCGACAGAAAAAGAAACAAGCTATAAAAAAGTAACAGGAGTTAAAAATAATAGGTATACTAGAATATATATGCCTCTTCAATAAAAAAGGGGCTTACGCCCCTTCTTCACTTTCTTCTTTGCTTTGTTGTTCTTTAAGCAGATTATTTCTAAACATTGTAGAAAAAGCTTCTAATCCTACTTTGCTTCTATCCATCGCTGCTTGCAGCTCTAAATACTCTTCTTGTAGTATCTTCATTTGATGTACTAAATACTGCTGCTCTTCTGTTAGAGATTCAATATCATAGTCCTTGCCCTCAAATGTAACATAGTTCTTGTCTTGCGGTGTTTCATGTCTGGTCATATCTATTCCTATTTAAAAATGTCTTGCCAGTTACCTGTGGTACTAGCTCGTGAGTATTCAGTTGCACGATTCTCAAAAAAGTTTGCGTGTTCAACTGCATTTAACATATAATCTAGCCAAGGTAGAGGATTATCGTTACTACCAAAAATCTTCTTCATTCCTAGACCCAATAAGCGTCTATCCGCAATGTAACGAATATACTCTTTTACTTCCTCAGGGGTTAAGTCGGGTACATCAGCCCCTTCAAAGCACAAATCAATAAAAGCATCTTCTAGCTCTACAGTTCTTTCTGCAGCACAATAGATTTCATACTTTAGTTCATCATTCCATAATTCTGGATTTTCTTGGATAAAAGTACGAAATAGCTTGGACATGCCTTCTACGTGAAGGCTTTCGTCTCGAATAGACCAAGTAACAATTTGTCCCATACCTTTCATTAGATTATGTCGAGGAAAGTTAAGTAAGATAGCAAAGCTACTAAATAGTTGTACTCCTTCAGTAAATCCAGAGTAAATAGCCATGGTCTTTGCTATATCCATACTACTGCCCATACCAAAGTCACTTAGGTGCTCGTGCTTATCCATCATTGCTTTATGCTTCATAAACTCCTGATATTCTTCTTCTGGAAAACCTAAAGTTTCCAATAGTAAAGAATATGCTTCTTGATGTACTGCCTCCATAGCTGCAAAGGCACTTAACATCATTCTTACTTCAGGCTGCTTAAAAGTAGGCAGGTAGTGTTTAGCATATCCACAACACACATCTACATCAGCCTGTGTAAAGAATCTAAATATTTGAGTAAGCAAAGCTTTGTTGCCTGGACTCAACTTTTCCCTAAAGTCTTTTAAATCGTCAGCAAGGTTGACTTCGTCAGGCAACCAATGCATATGCTGTTGAGATTTATAATGCTCAAAAGCCCAAGGGTAATTAAAAGGTTTATAATATTCTCTTTCATCTAGTAAACTCACTCGTATATATCTCCCAACCAGGCGTCTATTTCGCCCTTGCTTTTTACGCCACTAAAGCGTCTACACTCTTTTCCTGTTGCATCCACTAATATCATTGTAGGTACTCCACGAACTCCATACGTTCTTGCTAATGCTTGATATTCATCAATATCTAAGTTTTCTACTGGAAGCCATAAGTCCATACCTTCTATAGTTCTAGTAAGCACTTTGCAGGGCTCACACCATGATGCACTAAATTTTAATAATTTCATATTACCCCTCACACGCTAAACATTCGTTCTCATCTATGCTAGATAAAACATATTGTCTTAGCGCCTCTTCTGATACATTCTCAGCCCGTTTCATTGCCTCACTCCGTAGATAGTACAAAGTTTTTACTTTCTTTTTCCATGCCATCATGTGTATAGCGTGAAGCTCCTGTTTAGACACATCTGAAGGGAAAAATACATTTAACGACTGACTTTGACAAATGTATTTTTGTCTGTCTGCGGCATGTTGTATTACCCATTTCTGGTCTATCTCTACACCCGTTTTGAATACTTCTTTTGTATGCTCGTCTAAGAACTCTAAATGCTGTACGCTTCCTCCATTGGTCATGATGCTAGACCATACCTCATCTGTATCCATTTCTATTTCTTGAAGAGCGTGTTCCAAATACTCATTTTTAAGTAGACTAGAGCCTGACTTAGTTTTTTGAGTAAAGGCGTTAGCCCGATAAGGCTCAATACTAGGAGAAGTATTACCACAAATAATACTGCTGCTGGCATTAGGAGCAACGGCAAGAAGATGGGTGTTACGTACTCCTGAACCAATGCCATCAGGACACTCTCCTCGTTCTGCTGCAAGTTGTTGTGTTGCACGGGTTGCCTCCGATTTAATTCTACTAAACATTTTATGGTTAGTGCTTGTAGCCCACATACTTTCAAAGGGTATATCTTGTCTCTGTAAGTACGCGTGGAACCCCATAGCCCCTAAACCAATACTTCTTTCATTTTTAGCACTATAAACTGCTCTGTATAGTTCGGGCGGAGCATTTTTTATAAAATACTCTAGAACATTATCTAACATTCTTACTAGATCAGGTATAAACAAATCATCATCACACCACTCATCATACTCTTCCAAATTTACACTTGATAAACAACATACTGCTGTTCTTTCTGCGCTGGTTGCGAGTGTGATTTCCGAACATAAGTTCGAGTGGTGAACCTGTAAACCTAGATCCTTTTGGAACTGAGGTAGAGCATCCTGCACTGTGTCCTTAAACATAATGTAGGGTTCACCTGTTTCAACTCTATTTTGGATAAGTTTTACCCATAATGTTTTTGCTGATACAGTTTTTATTACTTTATTACTATGTGGGTCGATTAAGTCCCACGAATCATCAAAACCTTCTATAAGTGTGGCATTTTCTATAATTGACATGAACTTGTCAGAAATCGTAACGCCATGATGAAGATTAACAGATTTTCTATTAACATCACCACCAGTAGGCTTTCGAATGTCGAGAAACTCTTCAATTTCTGGATGACTAATATCCAAATATCCTGCATAACTTCCTCTCCTTGTGACGCCCTGTGAAAATGCTAACATTTCTGCGTCAACTACTTTTAAAAATGGGATTACTCCAGTACTCTCTGACCCCGCAGAGGTTTTAGACCCCACACTTCTAACAGAATCCCAGCAACCGCCTATCCCACCGCCTACAGAACTTAAAAAAGCATTTTCAGTATAGTGTCCAGTGATTCCTGTACGACTATCTTCAGCATAGTTTAAAAAACAACTAATAGGTAGGCCGCGACTTGTACCACCATTGCTAAGAACGGGAGTAGAAAACATAAACCACAACTTACTAGCATAATCATAAAGTCTTTGTGCGTGTGCATCATTATCTGAAAAAGTTTTTGCAGCTCTCGCAAAGGCATCTTGAGGGGATTTTTCGCCCTCTATTAAATATCTATCTTTTAGAGTTTTTATACTAAACTCGGATAGATAGTTATCTCTATTATAATCGATTTTAACCAATTAACTTCTCCTCGATGTCGTTTATATTATCGATCCCTATCGCTTCATCGCAATATGTTATTAAATCCATAAGCTCGTAGTTTTTTAGGATTTGCTCTGCATTTTCATTTACAGCCTGGATGTATTTGTACGCACCACTTATAGGTGTCGCATCATATACATCTAGTGCACTTCCAAATTGCTCTATAAGACTTTGGGCACGTTTTGGGCCTACACCAGGAATACCAGGAACATTGTCCCCTTTATCGCCTGTTAGACATTTCAAAGAAATATACTCATCTCTTGAAACATCATAGTGTTCTGACCAATTATCTTTAGTTATTTCTTTTCTTGTAACATAAGAGAATCGAGATACATTATCATCAATCAACAAGTCCCAATCTCGGTCACTAGAAATTAACCAAATTTTATCTAACCCATAATGGGCTTTGAACTTTACTAGGTGCGCTGCTATATCATCAGCTTCTACACCTTCATATCTTAGTATGGGGTACTGATTTTCTAAAGCTATTAAGGTTTTTTCGTACTCTGCAAAGAATTTACGAAAAGCCTCTGCTTCTTCTTCGGTCTGTTCCGCATACTTATCTTTACGGTTTTGCTTGTAGCCAGGGTCTAAATTTCTTCGGTAAGCAGATGAACCCTGATCTGCTGTGATTATGATCTTCTCACAGTTATAAGATTGTGCCAAAGACTGTACCGTTGCAACATAGTCCTGTGCAAAATCTGTTCTACCTTGGTGCTTCCACCTAAATGCAAGGTTTAAAGCATCTACTACTAGCGTTGACCCCGCATCTTTTTCAAATTGTTTTAAAAATGTAAATGCCATTTGTGTTTTCCTTCTATTCAGCCTACAAAAGTTATTTCTTAGTAATTGTCGTCTCATGAATAAAGTATACCTCCTCATTTAACAACCAATCTTCCGCTAGACAGGTATAACAATCTAGCGAGCTAATATACATATAATCTGTATTTTTAGGCTTGTCTGATACTACTACAAATACTTTGGATCTGTTATATTTAAAAAATAGCATAGGCTCTTGATCTCCGCCTTTTGCTTGTTGAACTACTTTTTTCCACCACCTTATAAGATTATTTGTTTTTTGTTGTGTAAATACCTTATCTGTTAGTGGAGAATCTGCATAGTTCTTTACTTCTATACAATACTTATTTGCTTCCCTAGGAACATATAGATCTCCTTTTAAGTACTCTAAAGCACCTGAAGCGGGAACTCTTTCAAACTGGAGACCTGTAACTTCTCTCAGCATATCCCTTACTATATACTCTCCTCTTGCTCCCTTTGCTCTTGAATCTACCATTCTAATTTACTCACGTTTCCGTCTTTGACTACTTCTATTTTATCTAGCAACGGATGAGTCCATCCATGAGATACTACATAAGTGTTCAGTTCATCTTCTTTGATAAGGAGCTCTACCATCTTCTCCCTACCGACATCGTCTAATACATTTATAACTTCATCCAAAAATAGTATATTGATTTTGGATTTTGATATACTACTCATTAATTTACGAATTGCAATCAAAGTTGCAGTGTTTACTCTTGCTAACTCTCCCGAAGATAGCGCAAGAATGTCTACTATGTTGCCATTATCTGTAATTTCTACATTTAACTTATCTTTCTGAACATTGAAGCCAAGAGTAAATCTACCATCGGATAACTCTGCTAGATAAGTATTTGCAACCTCTTCTAGCTCTACTACTAGATTCTCTATTTTATAGGCTAATAATCCGTTGGTGCTAAATGCCTTTTTGAGAACTTCTAAGTTTGAGTCTAGCTCGGCATGTTGATTCAAGGTCTTTGTAGCTTCTCCTAACTGAGTTATAAACTCTTGGGTTTGCTCCTGTATAACTTGTATACGAGTATTCCTTTTAGTTATTTCAGTATTTTGATTGGCTATAAGTTTTATTTCTTTTCTTTTTTCTTTTAGTATACTAGATAAATGTTCTGCTTTTTCTTTTAGATCGTCTTCATTTTGTATGCGAGTAGGTAGACTTCTATCTATTGATCTAAAGGTATTTGACCAATCTTGTTGTAACTTTTCAAACTTTTTTACTTTCATGTTGTGACGACCAATATCATTAACTTCTTTTTCTAGCCGTTCTATTTCTGCTTTTGCTTCGTCTCGTATCTTGATCTCCGCTTCCGCAGT